TCATTTTTTCTCCTGTTTGGGATCTACTATTAATCTTATAGGAGTATCTATTCTTACTAGCTGTGTATTACCTAACACTTCTTGCAACTCGGCCTTTACACTTTTACCATTTTTACTGCCATTCTCTTTACCCTTTTGTGTAATAGAAGCTCCAAAAGAACTAGCAAGCCCCACAAAGACCGAAGCGATAAAGGTTGGATCTATCTTCTGTTGTGGTATTCCTAGCTTTGACAGATCTAAATACGATAATGACAACATCGCTGTAGCCCAAAGCAATAGCGTTAATCTGACAGCTAAAGAAACAAACTCAAACTGTTCTTCTCGATCTGGTACTGCTTCTTGTAATTTAAACCAGACTCCTTTTTTATTTTCTTTTGGTTGTTCTGCCATAAAAACGTAAAACTCTTGTCTAATACTAGCAAGTTAGCTATGTTTGGGAAGTAACACACAAAACTATGCTAAAAATACTAAAACCAGTATTACTAAAGTTCTTCACTACGACTGCTGTAAAGAGGTTAGTGGTGGACTTGCTTCGGGCAATATGTAAGCAGACCTCAAATACATTGGATGACAAGGCTGTAGATATGTTGGAGCAGCAACTTTTCCCAAAGTTAAACTAATATGAACCATAAAGAATTTTTTGATATTCTTATTGGTAATCCTCCTCCCGAAATAGAGCTTGAAATAGAAATAAAATGCAGAGAGGTAAAAGAATTACCTAATCTTGTTATCAAAGAATATTGTTGTGACCTTGTAAAACAAGTAAGACTACAAGATATGTTATTAATAGCTGCTCTTGTTCGTATTTCAGAAACCGAAACTGAACTTTATAGACTTGAACGTAGGTTACAACACTACAAAAATCAAAAGAAATTAGGTCTTATAGGTAAACTTAGGTATGTTTTATTTGGCAATAGAACTAAAAGATGATTATATTAAACAAAAACCATACACATGACTAACAAAGATTTAGAAAAGTTAGAAGGTTTACATAGTGCTTTGACTGATGTGTTGATAGATAAAGTAAAAAGTCCTGATGCAAAGGCAGGTGATTTAAACGTAGCTAGACAATTTTTAAAAGATAACGGTATTGAATGTGTTCCTACTCCTACAAACGGTATGGAAGATCTAATGAATAATTTACCTGACTTAGAAGTTGTACCTGTAAGCGAACTATAATTGCAACCTTTACCTAAAAAACTACAAGACTTTAGATATTTCTTAATTGTCACTTGGAGACATCTAAACTTACCTGACCCTACTCCTGTTCAGTTAGATATAGCTGAGTATTTGCAATATGGTAATAGACGTAAGATCATTCAAGGATTTCGTGGAGTAGGTAAGAGTTGGATTACTTCTACTTACGTTGTGTGGAGACTTCGTATGAACCCACAACTAAAATTCTTAGTGGTATCTGCCAGTAAAGACAGGGCTGATAACTTCTCTACATTTACCATGAGGTTAATCAATGAAATGCCTTTATTATCAGGACTGATTCCTCAAGATCATCAACGTAATTCTAAAATAAGTTTTGATGTTGCACCTGCTACTGCTGACCATGCCCCATCTGTAAAATCCTGTGGTGTTTTAGGACAGATGGCTGGATCTAGAGCAGACGAGGTTATAGCTGATGACGTAGAAGTTCCTAATAATAGTTTTACGCAACCCATGAGAGATAAACTTGCGGAAGCTGTAAAAGAATTTGATGCAATATTAAAACCAAATGGCAAAGTAACCTTTCTTGGTACACCACAAGTAGAGAATAGTTTATACCTAACGTTAGAAGAGAGAGGATATGAAACTAGAATCTGGACTGCTCGCTATCCAGAACTAAAAAACAACTATGGAGATAGACTTGCACCTAAATTAGCTGAAAGGCTTGTAAATGAGACTGTAAGCCCTAAAGATCCTGTAGACCCACAAAGATTCTCTTCAATAGATTTGATGGAACGTGAAGCTTCCTATGGACGTTCTGGGTTTAATTTACAGTTTATGCTTGATACTACTCTTTCAGATCAAGATAGATACCCTTTAAAGCTTAGAGACTTAGTTATTACCTCTGTTAACCCAGAATATGCTCCCGAAAAGATAATTTGGTCTAATTCTCCTGAGTATGTACTACAAGATTTACCTTGTGTTGGCTTTAACGGTGACAGATTTTACCGACCTGCCCAAGAATTTGGTGACTTCATAGAATATACAGGCTCAGTTATGTTCGTTGACCCCTCTGGAAAGGGAAAAGATGCCACAGGTTATGCCTGTGTGAAGATGCTGAATGGTAATCTCTTTGTTTCTGATGCTGGTGGACTTGTAGGTGGCTATTCTGATGCTGTTTTAGAAAGACTTGCCAAGATTGCTAAAGAAAATAAGATCAATACTATCCTCGTAGAGCAAAACTTTGGTGGTGGTATGTTCGCTGAACTACTAAAACCCTTCCTTATGAGGTTTCACCCATGCGAAGTTCAAGACGTTAGGAACAATAAGACTAAAGAATTACGCATAATTGATACCCTAGAACCTGTAATGAACTCTCATCGACTGATAATTGACCGTAAAGTAATTGAAAAAGACCTTCGATCTAACTCTCAAGAACCTCCCGAAAGAAGATTAAAGCTACAACTGATCTATCAAATGTCCAGAATCTCTCGTCATAGAGGTTCTCTCGTACACGATGACATCATTGATGCTCTCTCTGGGGCTGTTGCCTACTGGACTGAGTATATGTCTGCTGATGAAGATAGAAATATTAAACAACGTAAGTCTGATCTCCTTATGACTCACCTAGCTAATTGGGGTTCCTCTATGAATAACACCATTACCCAAACTGCTATGGGTATGACTCCTCAACAAATAAGTAATTCTAATGTATCCTCCGATGGATTTATAAATAATTCTTATTAACACACACTATAGGATAAGTGACTGAGCAACATCCACTCTCCATATATGGGGAAGATACTTTCCTTCCCTATATTTTCCCCCTAGTTGATCCTAAGTTGATCCCTATCTTTCTGCTTCTTCTGATTACCTTAAATTAATTTTCTCGCAAAAATTTGAAGGGCTTACGCATATATATAAACTAAAATTTACCCCATTAGGTATAGAAAAAAGTCAAAAAAAAGATAAATAAATATAAAAACTATTGCAGTAACTAGGTTTATAAATTATATACAATAATTTTTATAGGTTTTACTGCTGTCTGTAAAATTTTTGTCTATATATGTCTAACTTATCGTTAAAAATTTCTAGGGGTATGGGGTTAGATAGGTAATACAGAAAGTAGTACAAAAATAAAATCCTAAATGATACAATTCTGCTGTGATCCGTTGGTATAACTACTTATAGTACTAGTGTACTGGTCTACCTGTATTCACGTTTTTGCATTTTGTACTAATAAACAGATAAGAAATAAAAAAAGAATTATTAGCAGTATTAGAGACAATTAATGATTTATATGTAATACTATTAATAGTTAATATTTATTATTAACTGTTGCTCAATTCAATTATCAAACAATGACTACATCAGCACCTAGAAAACAAAAGACAGCATATGACCCTAATAAAGGTTATGAGGAACTTGCTAATTCTCTTATAGAACTAATGGAGAAAGGGGTTAATCCTTTTAGACGTAGTTGGACTAGGGAAGCTCAACATACTAACTTTTCAACTGGTGATGAATACCAAAACGGGAACTTAATATGTTTAGAAATTGCCAGAATTACAAGGGGTTATACATCTCCTTACTGGTTAGGGTTCGGGCAAGCTAAGAAAATGGGTTTATCTATTATTAAAGGTTCTAAGGGTTCTATTATTCTACGTCCAGTAGCTATGAAGAAAGAGCTATTAGATACTAACGGTAGACCTGTAAAGGATGCTTTAGGTAATCCCGAATTTAGTTGTTTTACTATCTTCACGCCTTGTAGAGTTTTTAACCTTGATTGTTTCAAGAAAACAGAAAAGGTTGAAAAAAGATTACAGGAATTAAATAAAGAAGTAGCAGTTCAACAATGCCCAGTAAGTTCAAATGAGTCTATAGCTATTAAGAAATTAATGACCTATAGAGAGACTCATAATATAAACTTTTCTGAAACTGGTAATAGTGCATTTTATGATCCTATTTTTGATTCAATAACAGTACCTAATAAAGAAAGGTTTGAAACTATTTCTTTATTCTGCTCTGTTACTGCTCATGAGTCTGTTCATTCATCAGGGGCAGATAAAAAGGGACGTTTAGCAAGAGTTGGTATTACTAGCAAAAAAGCAACATTCGGTACGGATTTATATGCTACTGAAGAGTTGATTGCTGAACTA